TAATGAGTGGTAAGTATTAATAACCCAAGAGGATAAATTAGCTACTCCCGGCTTACTCTTTGGGGTATCCACACGTTTCTTACGCTTGACGGTGTCAGGCTTATTCTTAGGTCTACCACCCTGAGGAGAGACTGGTGTAGGCTTGTTCTTCTCCTTCTCTACAGCAACTTTCTCAGTAATCTCACCCTGACGGTCAATCTTCTCCATGTCTTTTTCGTGAAGATCGTCAGATTCAGGCTGATGGAATGGGCCAGCTTTTGGTGGCATTTTGTCCTTATCTCTAGCTTTGTCTTCACGTTGTAGACGTACCTTTTCAACTCCGGGTACTTCTTTGAATCTCTCAAGAACCGTTTCGTTGGAGATGATATCTCGGTCTGCTAGCTGAATAAGAAGGTTTTTCTCCGCCGCTTCGTCAGATAAACTCATCTGGTCATATACAATAGTAGCTGGCTTACGGAAACCCATAGCCTTACGGACGTATTCTACTTCCTTCTCCCAAAACCCTGTTAAATGATCTCTACCATACCGTAGACGTTCTGTCAGAGTTTTTAGAGATATGAAGTTATTAGTGAATCCGCCACCATTGCCAGCTAGACCAGTTAATGTTGGGGGAACACCTAGGCCAGCAAATATACTATTCAAAACCGCTTGGTACTTCTCAGACCCTAGGAATTTGTATACTTGAGAGTTACTCTCTGTGAAAGAAAGTTCTGGGCCGAAGACAAGTTCCATAGTTCCTCCGCCCGTATTAGAGGCGAGGATATTTCTCAGTTTGTTAATACCGGCTTTTGTAGGTAAAACCTTATGTTCAAAGTTTCCAAGCGTCCAAAGCCTAATAGTTGAGGTTGCACCATCCAAAGCAGCAAGGTCGGCCAGCTTCATTTTCTCAAGCATGACGATGTCATCGAGAATAGCGTAGACCATTGGATGTGCCCAGTCTTGCCAGTCATCCTTTTTGTAGTAGCCGACACACAGCTTCTCAGGGTCTAGCTCAATCTTTTGCTGATTCTCGTTAATAGCTCTTTTTACTTCTGGAGGTAGAGATTCCAGAACATTCATTGGTAAAGAGTTATTCTTCTTGAAATTATCAAGGAAAGCATCGGCGGAGAGTTGGTAGTTTCTTTTTCCTAGAAAGAGGTTGATATTACCGTCTTTCATATCCAAAGCGAGTGGATTTAGGAAATTATAACGCCAAGGCAGGTTATTCTTCTGAACCTTGAGTGTCTCGACAGCGATGTCGGCAGCTAGCGTTTTGAGGTACTTCTGTATCTTTGGGGTGATGTCTGCGTAGGACTTGTAAACAAATACATTACCAGTTCGGTAGAGATTATTCAGGTAGCGTTCAGAACGCTCTTTACCGTCAACCCTCTTAAACCACTGCTGGTAGAACTTCTCTACGCTTTTGTTTTCGTGTACAAGACTTATGCCCTGACAACCGAAATCCCCCATCAAATCAATAACGTTACGGACTATACCCACCTTATCGTAGGCATCCATACACATCTTGATGATGCGTTTCTGCTTTCTGGGAATCTGCTCCTCTGGCCTGAAGGAGTAGTAATCACTGCTGGTAAAGCTGGGTTTAACGGAGCGGTTTGGCTCTACGTCAAGGAAATCCCTATGATAGGCTCTGGAAATACCGTCATAGGCTTCGTGTACGCCCGCAAATTCTTCGAACGCCTTAGCTTTACCTGTAGAGTCACCGTCACTCCACGTTGATACGTAGTTAGTCATTTATCGAATCTCCATTGTTTGTTCTATATATTCTAGCCTTTTACCAGAATTGTCTTTAGGTAAAATAAACCCAAGGTATTCTAAGAAGTTTCTGACCTTGTGTTCATACAGGTCTTGATCATACCAAGTATCAGCAACGAAGATATCGTACTTAAGAGGTTTACTAATAGATAGATCGTAATAGCAGTTAAAGCGAGACTTAACATTACAAGTCTGACCTACTTTCAACAGGGTATAATCAGAGTCTGATACTAGATAGACCACTTTATCAGAATCAACGATTTGTCGGCTTTTATGGTCAAAAGAGGTGAGATATTTCAGATTAGGAAATTTGTTGGATATTAGGTTTATTAGATCATTATCATATCTAATATCACTAAATCCATTCCAATCCTCTCCGTCGTGACAATCTTCAAATGACATGTTTTTGAAATCATCATACCGATTAAATCCAGATCCTCGTGCTATATCATTAAGACACCCAGGACAGTATTTTTGCTTAGAAAAATTAAAATCTCCAAACTTTCTGCATTTTCTACAATAGTCCATCACGCCCCTTTGTGATTAATATTAAGCAGTGCCACTGTTAATCAGTCTATCAATGAGACTATCTGACACACCTAACTATACACAAAAGATTAATAAATGTCCGACATATTATCAGTAAACCATGAAGGTCCGGTAAATAACTTGCCTTCTTTACCCTTTTCTATGTCTACGGTAGCAAAACCGCCGTAGAACTCATATGTCTCAGCCGTTGGAGTTCTGGCAATAATACGAGCAGCCATATTCGCCATAATCAGAGAGGAGTAACGGTCCTTACGCAGCTTACCCTTCTTACCAGCGTCGATGACCGTTTCTGGGGTATCCCACTTACCACGTCCCGATGGAGTCTCTGTCATCTTGATCATAGTCAACTCGTCTTTGAGATCCTCAATTTCGAGAACACATTGTTCCAGAGTGTCATAATGACGCTGTTTCATCCCATCCTCCGCATTCGCGATCCCGAGGCTCACAGAGTCAAACATTGGGAATAGAACCAGCTTGTCTTCCATATCCTTACGGAGACCGTGGTTAGCTTCAGACAGCCATTCATAATTGGCAAACTGACACATCTCAAGGATGTGCAGACCTCTTTCACCATCAGTATCTTTTTCTTTGTCTTCGTCTATTACTTCCCAGATAGGAATCTCGCCGTCTTTGAGCTTGTCCTGATCGTGAAGTGCTTCCATCACAGCAATACCACCGCCCTGTGCATCCAGAGCTATGTGTACACATGGGAATAATACCATGAGATCACGTATTCTTCTAGCACAGTAGGAGTAGAAGTCGGTCTCGCTGGAATATCCGCTCTTTAGACGCTCCCTGTGCTGCTCACGGTTTGTAGTCCAACAATGAACCACTCTACGTTGAGAACCGTTAATCTCAATGACTACAATACTGAAGTTATCTACTTCGGAAGCAGGGTCTACCCCAAACACATAGCGACACTTAGGGTCTCCCATCAACTTAGCTTGGAAGCATATAGGCTCACCCTTGATATCAACAATAGGGTCTCTCTCGTGGTAAAGGTCTGTGACCACGCATGACTCAATTAGGGTACGCTTGAAGAAGCCCATAGAATCGCGTGTAAAGCACGCTCCGAACTCCATCTGATATACCCCGGCATGAACCGTAGCTTTCGATCTGGCGACCTGTGCGGCATCCATGAAGCCCTCTGGGAGTAGCTCATAAGGAATCCTGATAATAGAGTAATCGTTCCACTTAAAGTCATCTGGCGGATCTTCCCCAAAAATCTCTCTTAGTCTATTAAGTTTACCCCGACTTTTTATGATTGTTTTCCACTTTTTCCAGTATTCAGCAAAGTGGTTGAAGTCATAGTAAGCTGTACCCGAGAGGATAATCTGGTTTTCACCCCTTTTGATCGTGTCCTTATCATCTAGCTCAAGGTCTATGCCTAGCCTTTTCGCAGCTTTGATAGCCGCAAGCCTTCTAACGTTCGCGATTGGGTCAGAACTAACAGCAGCAAAACCCGCAACAACCGTTTCAAAGATTTCTCTAGGGATAGAAGCAAACTCATCACTAATGATATCATTAGCACGCTGACCACGAATTTTTGTACCGTCTCCAAGGGGCAAACAAGTAATGCGAGACTTGTTAATCCGCAGAACACAGCGGTCCACATCGCGTCTCGGTCCGCTGTTGGCATCGCACATACTCCTCAAAACAGGGGCGTTGTTCCAGATGGTTTCCATGTACTCAAACAAAACCTTGGATTGTCGGAAGGCAGCACCCACAACAACAACCTTACGGTCGGGCATAAGAAGTGCCCTCATCATGGCGTAGAGTGATAAGATGAATGACTTACCAAACCCACGGCTAGCTATAAGCATGGGGAAACGGCGGTTCCACATCTCACACAAGAACAGGGCTTGGGAAGGTAGAATGCTGATATTGAAGATGTTTCTGCATATGAACGAAAAATACTCTGGCTTTGACATCAACCAGAGTAGCTTGTATTGGAAATCATCCCCTCTAAAGTCTATGAAATCCATTGGGTTAAACAGGTTCTCCGAGGAGATACTGTCTAAATTAAGCCAAGCATCTTCGATCTCTTTCAGTTCTACTTTCTTTTTCATTGATAACCTACTGTTTAAGACTGTCTATCGTCGGATAGCGTTCTGAGTTAATAACGTGATCTGCGAGTCCGTGATGTACCGTCTCTTCTGCGTTCAAGTACCAATCTCCGTCTTTGAATTTCCTTTTGAGTAAGTTTTTAACCTTCTCATGCGTTGGGTGCGTGTACTTCTCTTTAATATAGTCGCTTTCCAACATGTGCTCTGCGTATATATCCAACATGCCATCCGTCTCTCTTTTTTCAAAGCTGGCCGCTTTTTGAACATCTACATAATTACCCTCATGACCGCTACTACCATAGTGACACATAAAGTAAGCGTTTGGCATCATAACACGCCTATCAGCCGCCTGTAATATGATGCTACTCATGGACTCAGCTTGCCCATAAACAAGAACAGTAACAAACGACTGACATATAGATATAGCATCAAAGATAGCCATTCCGTCAGCCCACTGACCCCCTATGCTGTGCATGTGGATAAGGATGGGTTTCTTGTTCTGACTGTCTAACAGCCGGATATTCTTATAGAAGGTACTTGCCATTCTATAGTCTACCCCCGGATCTTCATCTGTGTTGGTGATGTAGCTGTGTAGATATATTTCCCTGTTACGAAAATCAATACCATATGAATTGATATCAGATATGGGATCTACGTTAAGTGTCACTTTTTCCTCCCAACCGAATAAAATTCGTTGACACGCTTAAGAATACTGTTGATGGTTAGCTTGGCGTTCTTACGGTTGCCACAGAAGATAACATGAATATCGTCATACATCTGGAACTCAATCAGCATCTTGAGCATATACTTATTGGTGATAACAATCGAATCCCACTTTTCCTCAGGAATATTAGAACTCTCAGGAAAGTCCATTACATCTTCCAGAGTAAACTCAAGAATAATGAACTTAAAAGGAAAATCCTTCATTCTCTTAATCTCATCCATAAACCTACGCTTGTCTTTCCCTAAGTTAATAGCTAGCTCAGAGATACTACCCTTACGCTCGATACATAACTTATCTTCAAGCCCAACTAAGGTATAGTCTCCTGTGTCCAGTTTACGAACAACCATACCCTCACACGAGGTATAACGTCCGTTGAATTTCTCGAAGGTATAACCCTCTTGCTCCCGCGTATCTTTGATGACCGTGTAGGGAGGTGCTTTACTTGGCATTTTTCCTTACTATCTCCATGAATAATGATTCGTACATGTGTTCACAGTTCTTGATCTCCGCATGACAATCCCAACACAGGGTAATCCCATTGTAGGTGTCATATCTCAACGCTGAGGCGGTAGACCACTTCTTTATGTGGTGAGCTTGAAGACTTCTCTTACGGCCACACTTTTTCTTACCTTTGGGCATTTGACATCTGAATTTGTCCCGTTTATAGACTCGCATACGCCACTCTTTGTATACAGGGTCTTCATAATTCCTTTTCACCTTTGCAAAATACCTTTGTAATCTTGATGTCGTGTTGAACTCTTTTGAGCAACTGTGCCGTTTCTAACGATTCTTCTTGTCTTAATAACATCTCAGAGAACTTACAAAACATGAAATAGCAAGCGTCGTCCGGATTGTCAGCCTCTATGAAGATAATAGGATATTGACAGTTAAACTCCCTGAGACGAAACCGCTTGAGTTGCCCCAAAGCGGTTGTCATATCTAGTTTGACGGTGTAGATCTTCATTCTAGATCACTATTCACCATCATTATTACAAGGTCTTCGAAGGAATGTTTAGGGGTCCAACCAAGTTCTTTCTTAGCCCTGTCGCTTTTACCCTTTAGGTAATCCACCTCCGCTGGCCTGTAAAACTCAGGGTCTTGTACAACTAGATCATTCCAGTCATCAATCCCTACGGATGAAAAGGCTACGTCTAGGAACTCGCGAATCGTATGAGTTTCGCCGGTGCAGATAACATAGTCCTGTGGACTGTCCTTTTGCAGCATCATCCACATCGCTTCCACGTAATCTCCTGCGTACCCCCAGTCTCGGAATGCTTCTAAGTTACCCAAACGTAGCTTTGGAAGTTCTGGTTTGTTTAACGGTCTCCCGTGAATCCTAACCATATCTTCGTGTTTTGGTAGTACAATCCCTGTCGAGCCAAATTCGCAACCTTCTAGCCAGTTTACGTACTCACCAATCCACTTGGTGATCTTTCGAGTAACGAACGTTTCACCTCGACGTGGACCTTCGTGATTGAAAAGGATACCCGCACTAGCGTGAATACCATAAGCCTCCCTGAATAGCCTAGTCATGTGGTGAGCAGCACACTTAGCAATGGCGTAGGGGCTTTGGGGTAGGAATTTGGTATCTTCGTCTTGGTATTTTACTCTAATAGACTTTGGTAAGTCACAACATACCCCTTTTGGGATTTCGTCTCGTCGTGCCCCTCTAACATGTTCGTCATAGTTCTTACCAAACATCTCACTCGAACTAGCCTGATAGAACCTAGCCTGAACACCGAGATCGACCATCGATTGTAGAATATTAAGACAGCCCTTCCCAGTGATATCCCAAGTCAAGGCTGGCTGTTTGAAAGACACAGCTACGTGACTCTGAGCGGCAAGGTTGTAGATTTCATCTACATCTTCGTATTTCTTAAGTATAGATAAAACGCTATGAGTGTCCGTGATGTCGCCCTGAACCAACTCGAACCTTGGATTCGTAAGGATATGTTTGATTCTTTGTGTATTGTCCGTACTGGCTCTCCGTGCTACCCCGACTACAGTATAACCCTTAAGTAATAGTAAATCAGAGAGGTGACTCCCATCCTGACCCGTAACGCCGAAAATGATTGCTGTTTTAGTCATTAGCAGCTCACCTGAACGCCTGAAGCCCCGCTTAACGCTAATACAGTATTAGACCCCAGCGGGGATGCGACTAGTGGGTCTTGTGTACTATACATACCGCCTTTAGTATAAGATGGTATTTTCCAAGGTTCAGTTTTAAGGGGTGGGGAAGAAATGTCAGTAGGGATAACTTCGTCGCTGCCCTCCTTGGTATAGTCAGGTGTTTCCTTGTCAAACGCGAGATTCAGGTGATCTTTGATGATTTGTAATTGCCTATGGCTTAGGGTCACATCCTCATTAGAAAGTTCAAAAAACCCCTGAAGCCAAAAGGTAAAGTCTCTACTATTCAATGTTACTCTCCTATAATTTCCATCAGTCTTTTACCGTTTGAGGCGTCAAAAATGGTTGATCTACCGTTTCATCAGCGTATTTGTGAAATTGAGAAAGTCGGTCTTTCTCTTTCTCCATAGCTAAACGCATTTTCTCCATCTCTATTCCGTAACCCTTAGCTATGTCAGGGTTCGAAACCAAGTGTGCCAACCAGCTAGTCCAGTTTTGTTTGCTGTCTTCAAGACGTTTGACCCTCTGTTCACGAGTAGCCTTCATATCTTTCATCATCGAGTTCTTCTTAGCCTGAAGCTCGCGGTAGTCCTTATTCAGAGACTCCTGAGAGGCCCGTAGAGACGCTATCTGTCTCTCCATGTTAAATAGCTCATCTCTGTCGATCTGATCGGCGTCACGCGACCTCTCGACCCTCACAAGCTCATCTAGGATACTGATCTGCTCCAAATTCTCCTTGTTGCCCTTTAGTGCCCTGTTCATCAGGATATCCATCTTGATAAGGTCAATGACCTGTAACTCTTCGGTGGGTAGTACCTCGTCTTTGAATTGAGAGATAATACGAACCCAGTGGAATTTGAACATTTTCAGTTCGTCGTCTGTAAACTGTTGCTGAATCTCAGACCAGTAGGGTCTTGAAAGTAGATTATAGTGTGCAGTCTCTTCGTCGTCTGATTTTAACCACGAGGGAGCATTGAAATCTCCACTCGCCACCTTCCGCTTGATAAACTCAATAACGCTGGATGGGTCGCGGTCTAGCTGCTCACCAATCAACTCGGGAGCGTCTTGTAGATGAGATTGAATGTAATTCTCTTCTTTCTTAGATATCCTACCCTTCTTCATAGTAACCGTGCTCCCCTAGGAGTTGTTTGACTATTTCAACGACTTCCTCACGCCGCTGTTTGCTGACGTAGACATCATTGATGAGTTTAAGGTAGTCCATTCTAATACTAGCGGGCATATACTGATCAACAATCCCAGTCATGGAGTCCATATCCAGTTGTTCGTAAGAATTGGAGAATTTACCCTCTTCGTCAATAATGCTGTTTTCGTAGTCAAGTTGGGCGGGCTGTACGAGTTTCTTGCGGGCCTCACTGGTATTTCCTGTAAAATAGTTGTCTCTAACGAAAGTTTTTAGACGATTCGATAGATTCACACTTAGGAAGTTCTCAAGGGGTTTGCTAGGGTCATACCTGTTTAGGGCTTCGATGCAGATAATAAACGCTTCTTGTTTAATATCGTCAGTTGTATACCCATAAAAGGTATATTTGGGAGCAATCCTATCTACTACGGTGTTGATTTGAGCAATAACCTCAGTCTCTGTCATTCCTTCCGGTAAGTTCATGTCCTAGTCCTCTGTTTTCATTGTCTGCCAAGACTTTCCGTTGAATAATTCCAACTTTTTGGAAACTTTGTTAAAAATAAGCGTACCCTGTCTTGGTCTTTTGGGTCGCCTAGTGAGCGGGGAGAGTTCCACACGTTCGTAGTGCGGTGATCGCTCGGCATCGTGGCGGCTTAACTGCTCAAGCAGTTCTGAAGCGGACAGTTCATCTACGTGACCGTCTTTATAGCCGATGTAAGAGTCTTCTTCGAGGCAGATCAGGGCGTCAGATGTCAGAATACTACATCTGTGATCTGGGAGAAGGGATAAATCTGTGGGTTGGTGAGAGAAAATGAAAACTTTGTCTCCATCTCTGTATTGATAGCGTGCTCCACTGATCTTATGGGTGATCTTAAGGGTTAGGATACCGTCTAGGGTCTCAAACTGACCGTAATAATTAGAAGTATTAGAGACAAGACCAATTGAGTAGTGAGTAACACCGAAGAAGAAGGGTTCTCCCTCTGCTACCTCCTTAGTAAGGCATGGTAGATTTGCCGTCTCTATGGACTGTGCCATACATACATCTATTTCACAATCTTCCGCACAACAATCTCCTATGGTAAAATAATCGTCTTTTCTAGTACCAAAGCAGTACGAATCACGAGTTATCTTGATCTTCATTCGATTCCTGTTCCTTCTTTTCCAACAGGCTCGCTAGAGCCTTGTCCTCTTGTTTCAGTTCTTCCACCACTTCGTCGTTCAGAGACCCTGTGGCCTTACAACAAAGTTCCGTCTCGCAATCTTGCGGTATCTGTTTGCTATTCATTCTTGCCCCATGTGTTAAAGTTACCCTGTTCTCTACTCTATTATACTCAATTTAGACAACTTTGACAAAAAGGTTTTGTTAAAACCGTCAATTTTGACTAGAATAGGATGTGGCAATGGTTGTAAAGTGTCACAAATTTGTATGAAATTGGTAAAAAAACGTAATCGGGTACAGTTTAGCGTTCTGACCCACATGCAAATCAGAGGATTATCGGCGGGTGAACAAGCACCCCAAGGTGAGGCAACTACAAAATTCTGGGCAACGTGTAACCAACCGACCCAGACCTGTAAAGCAGCTTAGGCTGAAGCCCAAAGAGATTTAGTAACAGTAACACCAACTAGCACTAAAGTCCTCACTGTCCTCTAACACAGCTTCAAGTACCTTTACAGGTACAAATGGTCTTGGTACGCCCT